TCAGCTCTAATCTCTTTCCTCGTTACAGGCTCAGACTTAACCTCAGGCACATACTGGATCACAGTATTCGTGCTACCACTAACTGTCACGACTCTTTCTATGATTTCTGGTGCAGGTGTGACTGTGACTGTAGGTGTAGGTGTAGGAGCAGGTGTATAAGTTCCTGCGAGCCATGCAGTCCAGTCATCTCCACCAGCCATCTGTAATGACCAGGCTTGTGATGTCCAGCATGTAGTGATGTATCCACCACCCATAACACCCTCGCCAGTCTTAATCGGGTACTGAGCAGGACATGTAATATCACGTGTCTCACGATAACTTCCTGGAAATGGTTCTGTGAATGCTAATGATGGTGATGCGATAAGTGCGCAGAGTGTTGTAGCTGTAAATATTTTGTATTTCATTTGTACCTGCACATATCTGCGCAGTGTAATAGTTAGTACAGATAATACTGCAGAATTACAGTATTGAGTTAATTTCTTCTTCTGTTAGTCCAGCGATCTCAGCTAATTTGTTAATGGCATTAGCACGCGCAGTTCTTTTTGCTTCATACTCGGCTTCACGTAATTGAGATTGGACATTGTCGGCTTCGCGTTGTGCAATAAAATCTGTTTTTGCTTGACCAGTTAGTTCAATAACTTGGTCATCTACACCAATGATAATTTTTTCAGTTGCCATTATTTATTCCTCACTTATTAAATCCATAGACGGAAACTGTGCCAGATGTGGTATTTGTAGCAGGGAAGATACTAAATCCTGTATATTGTGTTGATGTTAAATTAAAAAAAGCGCCTGCGTAATAATCACCATAAATAACAGTTTGTGCGCTGATGTGCGTTGCTTTTGCTTTGTTTGGATTACGGACAATAAAAGTTCCAGTTGATTGCGCACTAGAAGCATTTGCATAAAGTTCTATGTATGTTTGAGATAAACTTCTTGTTGCTGTTACTGAAGTTCCGTTTGCGTTTAAGTGTTGAAAAGCATAATTTGCTGCTGTATCATCTGACGCAGTCTTAAATCTAAAACGCAAAACAACTGAGTTAGAATTTGTGTTTTCTAATTCAATTAAATAATTATCATAAGTTGAACTAAAAACATCTGAAACAGATTGACTGGCTACTCCACTAAAACTAGTAGTGTTAATTAGCGTGAGGCCCTGAGTTGATGTGGGTGCAACAGAAACCCAATTCGTTCCGTTATAAACCTCAAGTTTGTCTGTGTCCTGTAAATAAGAAGTCATTCCTTCTTCATAATTTGCTGTGCCGATTGCAGATCCTCTAGCAGCAGAACCAGCAAAAGTCATAACGCTTTGTTCCATTAAATAATTGTTAACTTCGCTGGCCGTTAACACAGCACCAGCAGTGAATTGTTTATAACCTGAACCCATTAAAACTCCTTGTTAGAATCCTAGCGCACTTGTGTCTAAGACTCCGAAGACAGAATCGTCTAACACAAAGTTGGCGTAATCTAAGGTGCTCAATCCTATTGTAACCCTATGGGAGACAGAATTTGTGGCATGACTGATTCCGGTGATTTGCGCGTACTGATCTATGGCTGAACCAATTCCGTTAGGGGTGAATTTGACTCTCACAACATCTGTGAGTTCTAATCCAAGGACCTGATTTTGTTCTGTGGTTGTTAAATTGGCTAATTCGATTTCTAAAGCCTCGAATCTGTATTCAGGCTCAGAGTATCTACTTAAAAGATAGTTGGCTAAATCTAAAGAAGCAGCATCTGTAGCCAACAATAAATTATCCTGCTCAAGTGTTGAAATTCCATACTGGTTTTGAGAATCGGTGTCGTCAGCCGTTTGTGCTGTTCCATTTAAACGTGTGACAGTTATTTGGTTATATAACTGCTCTGATCCGTAAACCACTTGTAAATTGTTAAAAGGAATACCTGTGCCATCATCGCTGAAAAGTTTTACGGCTGTTGAGGATAATGATTGAGTTCTTTCTTGAAAGTTAAAATAACCATCTTTGCCCATGAAAATTGCGCCAGGTTCAGAAAGGTTAACAGTTTGAAGATAATCAAGAACGTTTGTGCCTTGGCTGACAACATCAGCCTGCAAAGTTGACTGTCCGGCATCAACAACTCTGAGTGCTGTTGGCCAATCAACTTCTGGTCTGTCTAGAACTGCGTTTATTCTTGCACCAGATAATTCAGAGGTTGCTGTGTGCGCACTAAGAAATTGGGTTGCAAGAAGGGTGAAACCATCTGAAGAAATGGCTGTGGCTGTGTTATCTCCTGTCGGTGAATAATCTAAATTCCAATCATCAACCACGCCAAAGAAAACTGCTGTGCCATTAGATCGCACTCTAAGTTCACGATGTGGAACTATCTGACCAAAATAAGGACTTAGAGAATAAAGTGGATCAAAAGTTCTCGCACGATTATCCAAAGTAACTGAGGATTGTCCTGCACTATATCTGTCAAGTTCTCGGCTTTTACCACGATTAACTTGCACTCCTAATAAATATTCTGAAATGTCATAAAACAAAGTTCCACCAAGTGTGAAATCAGTGTTATCTAAAACACCTTGAATCGGATCATCAAGAGTGAAGAAAGGTCCACCGAGAGCAGATAAATCAAAACCTATTTCAACAGTTGTATTTGGAACAGTCATTAAGCGCTCGCGAAGACGGGTCCGGAAGTTCTTTCATATTTTTTAATTGCATCAACAATTTCTCTGCCAACCTGTGAACCTGAAGTTCCAATGCCAGCATTAACAGTGATATTAATAGTTGTTCCTAAACCACCTGATTTGCTTCCAGATAAAGGAATAACTGCCTCCGGTCCGGCTTCACCGATAAGAGCATTTGTAGGTCCCATAACAATTCCACCACGCGCCATTTTGATTGTTTTATTTGACAATGCAAAAGCCAGTGCTGTATAAGAACCTGCTGCGCTTCCAGAGGTTTTAAGAATGTTACTTGCTTTAGCAAATTGACTTGTTGTCAATAAAGATTTGGTTGCCTTTGGAGGAGGAGGTGTTCCACCAGTGACTGTTGATGGTGGTGGAGGGGCAGAAGGTGCAGGAGGAATAACAGCACCAGCACCAACAAGTGAAGCAGAGAGATTTGCTATCTCAGCACCTGCAGCAATAATTGAAGCCTTAATTCCATCAACTAATGATTGACCCTGTGCAACACCTGCTGAATAAAACATGCTTGCGCCTTGTTGTCCCACTTGATCAGCAACACTTGAAACAGAGTTAAGAAGTTCATTAACTTTCACAACAACTGTTGAACCACCAGCAATAATCTGATCAGCAATTGCTGTTCCAGCATCAGCACCAGCAGATAGTACTTCTTGAATTCCACGTTCTGATAAACCAAGACTTAGAAGGGTGTTTATTCTTTCCGAGAACTTGATTGCTTTGCTTGCCTGGGCTTCTAAACCTGTTAAAAAGTCTGTTTCCTCTATTGCAGAAGCAAAGTTAATAGTTCCTGTTATTGTTGTTGCAATCGAATTCTTAAAATCATTAAACGCTTGTTTAGCGCCATCAAGTTGTGATTGTGCATCAGATAAAGCGTTAGAAAATCTGTCCTGAATAACATTTGTTAATTCTTCAAACTTATCAACGCTCTCATCGGTGATTGTTTTAACACCTGTGAAACTTGTTCTAATATCATTTAAGGCAACTGAGGCAGCATCAAGAGAACCTTGAATTGTTGTTGGTGCATTTCCTGCCACAAACTTTGCAAATTCTTTAGAACTTTTGGTAATTCTTTCTTGCTGTTGCTGTAATTCTTTTAAGGCTTGTTCTTTATCTTTTGCTGCTTTCTCGGCAGCCTTTAAAGCCTCTGCTTCTTCTTTTTCTAAATCAATAACTTCATCTGTAGATTTTGCAACAAAGCCTAAAGATTTTGCTAAGGCTAAATAGCGATCTCCGGCTAGTTGAGCAGTTAAAGCATTATTTTCATTTGAAGTTTTAAGATCATCACCTTTATCTGCCACTGAACCAAATAAATCACCAAGAGCAGGAATCGCTGCACCTAAAGGTCCAAGGATACTTAATACAATTTGATCGCCAGTTTTCTTTAAAGCACGAGTGAATCTATTTGTTTCTTCAATCGATACATCAATTTCACCAATGTAATAACCTAAACCAACAATGAAGTCTCCAAGACGATCACCGATGTTAGTGATTGAATCTGAAAGACCTCCAACACCATCCATTTGTTTGGAAGCAAGTTGCAAAGCAAGAATTAAGTCATAACCAATTGCTTCTTGCGCTTCTCCAACACGTTCAGTGAGAATTGCAATCTTTCCAGCCATAGTTCCGGCTGCTGCAGCAGAAGCACCTTGAAATCTATCTTCTAAACTTGTGAGCGCTGCATCTAAATCTTTGTTCTTAACAATTGTTGCATCAAGAGGAACACCTAAACGTTTTAAGGCTGTGAAATTTCCCATAGATGCACGAGATAAACCTAGAGTTACTGCTTCTAAATCTCTTCCGGTTGAAGCGCTAATATTTAAAGCAAGTTCAAGCATTCTTTGTGATTTGGCAACATCATTAGTCGACAGCAAAAGTTGATTCATTGCAGGTCTTAATTGCATATCTGAAACACCAGTTGCAAATTGCATTTGTGTTATAAAATTCTCAACCTCGGTCTGTTGAAAACCAACACTTAGATTTCTTAAAGTTCTATTTAAATTTGCAATAGTCTTTTCTTCAGCAATTGCAGCCCGAACAGCGTCACGACCAACTTTTATGGCAAAAGCACCAGCAGCAGCACCAGCAGCAGCAAAAGCCCCACCTATAAGGCCCATTGCAATCTTTTGTTTCTTTGATGCAGAAACAGATGAATCAGTTAAACCTGCAATTGAACGCTTGGCATTATTAATACCTTTAGGATCAAAGGTTGTGACAATGTTCGCGACTAAAGCGCCTATACCAGCCATATTTAACCAGGTCTCTTATTCTCAGAATTGAATTTTATCTCTGCACTTATTATCGCATCTTTAATTGCTTTTTGAACAGCCTTCTTATTATTGTCCACACCTTTAAAAAGAGCACGTGGCTGATTTCCAAAACCTGCAGAATTTAAACCCTTTGCAAACTTGTTATTAGTTTTGCTTCCTGCAAATTCAAACACAACACCTGCTCCATCGCCCTGAACAATCGACAGAAGATTGATATAGAAACTTGAACCTCTAGAACGTGATCTACCACCCACTTTGGCTTTAACACCGGCTTTGGCTGATTTCTCGTAATAAACAGGAAACCCACCTCCTGTGGATCTTGAGGATGGCCATCTTTGATTTGGTCCAATGTTAACTTGACTTGAAGTGTTTGAGCCACCCCAACCTGAAAGAGTGTCTTGTTGGGTTGGCAATAAGGCTTGAACATCTTTAACAATTGGTGTTGCAATTTGTCGCATCTCTTTAAAAAGAGCAGTCTTTAAATCTTTACGTTCATATTTAACAAGTCGATCAATAAACTCTGCTGCACCTTCAAGACGAACTTCACCGAATGCGCCTTGATTAACTTCTTGAATTGCCACAGATCTACCTTCTGGGTTTATTTATTTCGTTTACACGCCAGCGCAGATAGCGTTCCATTGTTCTTATCATTCTAGGCGATTCACTTAACAATTGCGTAGGTGATAAGTGAAACTCGTAAGCCAGGTGTATTAAGCGCCAGTGTGCGCTTTGCTCTCCAAAGGGACCACATCTTGGACCTCGCTGTCAGGCACGAAGTTGACACTACCAATTTCATCAAGCCATTCTTTAAAAGACTTCTCTGTTTTCTTTTCACGAAACAAAGAATGCCAAGCCAAGAAAGTTGAATGTTTCAATCTGGTTTTTTTTGGATCAAAGACACTTGTGAAAGGTAAATCAAATTCATCTTCAAAAGCGATGAAATCATCCCACTCTGCTTTGATGTCAGAAGTGGTGTCGTTCTTATAAGTGATGCGCAGGTTTAAAAACACTTATTGCTCCTTAGTTAAACAGTTCCTCTAGTAACAGTACCTGATGTTGGCCATGTCACACTTAGCGTGGCTATATCGCCAACACTTGATGCAAATGGTTGATAGGCAGTCACTAAACAAACTGCTGTGTAACTTGGGTTAGTTGCTGTAACAGTTCCAGAGGTTGGAACGATTACAACTGTTGCATTGCTTCC